TCACTTTGTCGACTAATTTCTTTAACAACATATACACAATCTGGCTTAGATCCAAATCTAGTAGGACTAGCTAATAGTTGTCCGTTTTTCATCTTTGGAAAGTACCATTTAACATCATTGTAAAAATTTACAATTTCAATCTTTTTAAACTCTACCCTAAACGAACTTAATGGATTAAAAACTAATGCTTCAAACCCTCGGTCATTTAAACTGGTTAAAGGTAAAATTTCAATATCACATGCACTGCTACTATCGCCTACTGCAATACTCCAATCAATCGGCATAGCAATCTCATCATTGCCAATACGCAGTACCATCGCTGGTGCGTTAAAACTTTCTAAGAAAATCAACGGCATGAAGAAAAAGTCTGGGTCATTAGGATTACTGTTATCTAGTACTGCAAATCTAGTGCTTTCATCCACCTCATCTGGTAAATTGTTCAATGAGAACGTTGTGTTATCTAATGTTAATATTTGCATAATTCCTTATTTTTGCCAGTCTATCTTTTCAATGGTGAAAGGATACTTAGCGTCCTTGTAAAATTTCTTTCTTTCTGTAAGATGCCGTTTTGCATACTTGCAGGTACTTGTTAAGTCCCATATTTGGACAAAATCCTTGTCTTCTGCCTTACGAATACCACGGCCTATACTTTGAATAACTCTAACAAACGATTTGCCAGGCTCCAACAGTACCATGTTAAAGATGCGAGGAATATTAATTCCAACAGCCGCGACGCCGTAAGTCGCAACAATAATTTTGTTATCGCTGGTTTTAATTTCGTCATATTCTTCTTTACGATCTTTAGTTTTGACTTCACCTGATACAAATACTGCTTCTGGTAATTCGTTTATTATAAATTTGCCTGAATCAATTCTATTGACTAGAACTAGAGTGTTGCCTGTAAGCGATACTTTTTTAATAAGTTTACTGATGTAAATCATTCGATCATCATCAGTAACAAGATATTTTAATTCGTCGGAATAACTGCTAAATTCTGGTAGATCAATCATTTGTACAACATTCACGTGACATGTGGATAACACTCCCATGGTCTGCAATTCATGCGCTTTGATACCTCCAACAACTGGCCCAAGGCTTGCAAAAATTTGTTCAGATTCGAATTTTTCTTTAGGAACTGTTCCAGTCAACCCCCAACGAATTGGCGCATTACACAAGTTTTGTGTGAGTAAATTCTTCAATACCTCGGCTTTAGCCATGTGTACTTCATCAACAATAACAGTTCGTACTCCATCAAGAAATTCTGCCAAGGTGACAATTTCATGTTCGTGGTTTTTACTTTTCTTGTCTAAAATGTTAAGACTTTGCCATGTACAAATAGTGTGTGTCTTGTTAAGATCTTTGCGATCTCCGTAGTAAACACCAACATCTAACCCAACTGCAATAAAGTCTTCTTCTGTTTGTTCTACTAGACTTTTGTTAGGAACGATTGTGATCGTACGTCCATATTTTTCTGCAAGTTGCGATAAAGTTGCAGTTGTAATAGTTTTACCTGCGCCTGTGGCGATTTCTTGCAGTGCTTGGGTGTTGGCTAAAAATGTATTAATCGCATCAACTTGATAATCTCGCAACATGATAGGTTGGCCTTCTTGTTGATGCCCCTTTGGCCATACTTTGCCTTGGTCAGCCCAGTAGGATTCTGTTACAGGTACAAAATTAATTTGGGGAGTTGTTCTCTGATCATCAACATCATCAATATTAATACCTTGTTTAGATAATATCTCTAAAATCTTCTCTAGCTGGCTTAGATAGCCATTACCACCGAGCCCAAATAAACTAACCATTCCGTCCCAACGTCCTAACTTAAACGCAGGATGATATCTAGCATACGGAATCTCATACTTAAATGCGTTGGCTAACTTCTTACGAGCATCAAGTGGTAAGTTTTCAAGTTTTATATTAACTTCGTCGCGAATTACTAATTTTACGGCCATTTTACAATTATCTTATGTTCAAGTAGTGCGGGTTGTTCTGCGTATTCAACTATCAAATCACAGCAATTGGTATACACTGAAGTTTTGCCGTGTCGCATACCCATGCGTGTATCGACAGCAATAACACTCATAGGCTTCCAGGGGTTTTTTAGGAAAAATTTCGGTATTTTTCCACCTAACAATGAAGCAACTTTTGTGTCAACATCTAATGGATAATTGTACTGCTTGGATGAAATAAATGAATTGAATTTTTTGCCAGCGTCGTCGTTTGGTAGTCGAAAATAAATTCCTACGTGATCAAAAATACCATTATTTTCCAACGCTTCCGACAAAATTTCGATATTTTCTTGGAATTTTGAAGTAGCATTTGGATCAAACACAACTAGTAGCGGCAGTCGTTTTAATTGTACCAATGCCTTGATGACATCAGTCAGTGTATGCTGTTTTTGATCAACCCACACTCTAGGAGTTGATCTATTAGCCAAATACTCTACCAAATTTTCGCCTGGATTTTTCACATTTTCTGTGAAATATTGATAACGCATACTTCGATCGTTTATGACGTTTTGATCAAGTGCTGTTTCAATGCCAAGGTCGGCTGTGATAGCCCTATGAAAGTTTGGATATTCAATATTGGTCAATAACATCCGATTACGGATCTCAGTTTCTGACCAAGATTTTATGGTATTGTAGTGGTTTTCTATGGAATCTGAAATTTCAAAGTTTAGTGGAGTCAACAAGTCGGTCAACATTACAATGTTTTTTTCAGTTAGGTCTGCATGGTAGTATTTTCCGGGAGACAACTGTATTAAGTTATCAACCGTCTTAGTTGCATCCAGCAAAATCTTCCGAATTTTACCAGAAGCAGTTACTTCTAGCTGTAATACTAACTCATCTTCGGAATTTTTGACAATACTAAATTTTAGCACTTGTTCGATATGTCGAAATGGTCTAGACCATGTTGGAGATTCTAATACTTCGTAAATACTGTTATCAATAGTTGACAATTTTTCTTTATTATCTTTAAGAATTTTTAATAATAGATTAGATTGCGATTCTGTTATGAACTGATAACCAGTCATCGACGTCGCTAGGCTATTTAATACTCTTATGTCTCGTTTTGAAATCAAAGTATCAATGGCTGGATTAGAAAAATTTATAATTTGTAATAGAAGATTATCAACAGTTATCATAAAGTAAGTATACACTAATTTGTTCCATAGATCAACCTTTTAGACAAAAAAATAGGCCTCAATATTATTTAAGACCTATTAGTCACCGTTTGGTGAAATTGATTATAGCGTTGCGTCTTCCATTCCTGCAACACGTAATTTTACAATGTTAGTGAGTTGCCATTGTTTTTGATCGAGGGCTTTGGTAATACCTAACCATTTGTTTCTAAGCAGAGCAAACTCGTTGATAATTTTTTCAAAGTCGACTACATCTGATTCGCCTTCTACATATTTTTCGCAATCTCGGCTACTTAGAGCACGTTGATAGTTTTCTAAGTATTTTCGAAAATGCTGACTTTTTAAACGCCTAAGTTCAATGTTTAAGTATTCTAAAATAGCCTCAATTTCTTGAAGTTGGCTAAATCGTTGTTCAACAACGCCTGGCATACTTGCCGAAGCCTTCTCAATATTTCCGACGATGCGGCATTCTAATCTTGCTTGGTCTAACTCAGCATTATAGAATTCAACAGCGTCAGGGATATAAGAAATATCCTTGGCTATTTTATTATACCACATTAAAACTCCAATTCACCGTAGTCTTCGTCGTCTTCTTCTACTTCGTCTTCGTTTAGATAATAACCAATTGCTTGATCTAAAATTTCATCAACGCCAACTGCTTCTTGCAACACCTTGTCTGGTACACCGAAGTCTGCCAGCATGTCAATATAACGCTCTGCTACAGTTTCTAATTGCTTCTTATCCATATATTCAACGAACATTAACCATATGTCGCCAACTTGAGTTTCATTCAACATTTTCTTCTGTCTCCTCAGGAATAGTAGTTGTTAAAGGTTTGATATGAAAATTCTTCACTATCATATCTAATTTATCATCTTTCCATTCTTTTCGGTAGAATAAGAATTCTTCACCTGTAGTCGGATCTACATACTTTAGTCTGTTTCCTTGCTGTACAAGTAATCCTGCTTTCTCAAACAAATCAACTAGACCGCTGTAAGGACTCATACCGGTTGAATATGGAATTTCAATTTGCAATGTCTCAAAAGGCTTTGCATACCGAGTTTTCATAATCTTACAGGCAGCACGGATACCATGCACTTCGCTGGTCTTAGTACCGTTTTCATCAGTCTTAAGTTTAAGTTTTTTCATAGCAACAACAATACTAGAAGCATAAACGAAACCTTGTCCACCTGAGATTTTGTCGTCTGGATCAAACATGTCTTGACTTGCGTATGTATGATTTGTACAAACCATACCTACATTTAAATTGCCAAACATGTTAACACAATTACGAACTAGTGCTGTAAGTGCTTTAGGTTTACGACCCATATCGCCTTTTAGATCCCCCGCTTCAAACTGATTGATATCAGTAGGAGTGAGCAACATACCTAGGCTGTCTATGACAAATAAGACCTTAGGACGATCTGCCATTTCTTTATACTCTTTAGTAAACTCGTGAATGGTTTTTGCCACATCATCGATCATTGCCATATTGAGTTTGAGAAGTTTTTCTTCGCTTGTATCTACACCTAAGTCGTGTAGCCATTTTTCATCAAGTGCGTTTTCGCTATCAATTAAGATAACATAAATGCCTTGTTCTTGTGCATTACGTACTAGATTGCCTGAACAGATAAAACTCTTACCTGCACCGGATTCTCCAGCAAAAACAGTAACTTTACCCAATGGTACACCTTTGTTAAAGTCTCCGCTAATGAGATAGTTCAAAGCATAATTGCCTGTGCTGATCCAATCTGTAGGGTCGTTAAATCCTACACCTAGACCATCGATCGACTTGGTCAAGGTTTTTCTAAATTTCGATAAATCGAACGCCTTTGTGGCCATATATTTCTCCTAAATTATAGATAACCTGGGCGTACAACTAGATTGCAGAGGCCCAAGCCGTTTATGCTTTTTGACGGTTACGAATCATTGCCAAGATGTCTTGGGCACGTGAGTCACCACCTTCACTTGCTTCAGCTTTTGGTGCCGGAGCAGGAGTAGCTTTTACCGCTGGTGTAGGATCTACATCAAACGGTGCATCATCACTTGCTGTCGGAGCAGGTGCTGATTTAGGAGTTGCTGACTTTTGTGGATCGCCAGTGTTCTGGCTCATACCCGCTGGTTTGAAGTATTGTCCCCAACGTTCCATATCATATGGCTCGCCGTCAACTGAAGCTTCAAACATCTCTTTCATGACTTTGAGCTCTACTTCGCTTGGCTTCTTAGGCAAAAAGTCATTTAGATTA